GCTTGCTCCTGAATTGTGGCATAAACTTTGCCCCAGGAACATCAAAAGTAAATTGATCACTCAGTTCGTATTTGATATGAGGTTCGCATTCTACTTTTAAATATATTTCATTTTTCTTGGATATAATAAGATCTGCCATATTACATTCCCGATTGGAATCTTAAGAAGTCAATTGAATTTTTAATTTGATAAGTTCTGTTGGAAATCATTTTTATAATTTCCTCCAAATATTTTAATATTATATCATAATATTCAATTTTCATAAAAATATCTGATAGTTTCTGATCTGCTTCCAGATATCTATTCATACCTTCTTTATCTCTTACTTTGTAAGGGAATGGTTCTTCTTTATAAACTTCTGGAGCAGATTTGCCGTTGTAGTAATTGTATCGTTCTAACTTCTTCTGCTTGTACTGAAGTTCTGATCTTTTTCTTAATAAGGAAACATTATTGTAAATTTCATAATATTTTGAGTGTAGAGATGCTACCTTTAAGGATTCGTTGTGAAGATCATCAATGTTGATTTGAGAATCTTCTTTCCACATCTCTTGAATTTTTTCAAGGTCAATCATAAATTCGGAATAATTTTATAATAAGTATATTTGAAATTAACTTGTGCTGTAAAATAATTAATATTTTCTTCTGTTGCGTCAAATTCCAAAGATGATAATGAAGTAGGATACATCCCTGTAAATTTAACTGAAAATGTTGGATTGAAATTACTATTTAAAATTTGCAATGTAGCATCTGATTGTTCGTAAAATTCAGTTGAATTATTTGATTCTGGATTAGAAATCTTAGTAGATTTCATCAGGTCATCATACTGTTCTAAACTATAAGGAAATCCTAAACCAGTCATCCAATTCCATATTTCCAAATAGTTCTCTAGATTTTCATCAACTAAAAATCTTAGATTGAAATCCCCAAAGGTCATCTTATCTCCAGGGATATCAATATTTTTTCCATACCTTGTTTGGATTGCAGATCCTAAAGATATTGCTGGTATGTTCGCAGCATTGGAATAGAAATCAACCTTAGGTGCCTTATTCAGGTTAAACTTAAACCCAGTTGGTGATAGGAAATTTTTATTTGATGGTTGCCCACTCCAAGTACTATTCGTCATAATTTTGTGTTTTTAACTATTTATTTGCATAAAAAAAGAGGGTCCGAAGACCCTCCCCGAAACTTGTGAATGGCTCACATAAGGTTCTTGATTTGAACTCTTCTGTAGTAACGGTTTGTGTTCTGTTGAATTCTTCCCAGACCAGCACTGGTGCCTTCTGCGAATGGGTTGGCAACCATACCGTATCTGGTCTTGAATCCAATCTTGGGCTGGAAGGTGTCCTGACCAACAGCACGAACCATCTGGAGAGGAACGTAAGGGCAATAGAACAGACCAGCATCATAAGGATTAGTTCCCTTGTAACCAACAACGTAATACTGCTCAGCAGCAAGGTTGGCAGCAAATGGGTCAATATAAACTCTGAACTTACCGTTGAGAACACCAGCAAAAGTATTGCCAGTATCATCAACGTTCAGGTTGGCATTGAGAGCAGGAGTATAATCCAGCAGACCAGCCATGGTCAGAGCAGAAGCAACGTCAGCAGAACAAAGGATAACGTTACCCTTTCCTCTACGAGTTCTTTGTGCGATTGCGTTGGCATCTCTTTCCAGTTGGAAAAGAAGACCCTTGAACTTCTCAACGGACCAACGACCGTTTGAGTCAACATCGAGGTCGAAGATACCAGCAGTTGCTACGTTGGTTTGAGCACCAGCTTCAGCAATCTTGTAGATAGTACGGATAACTTCACGGTTGATTTCAGCAAGAATCTCAGTTGAGAGAATGTTTGCTAATTCAGCCTCAGCATCCAGACCGTGGATTGCCTTAAGGTCTTGTGCCAGTTCCAGAGTGTACTCTGCCTTGAGTGCTCTTGACTTGGCAGTAACAGCAATCTTTTCGATGCTGAATGCCATCTGGTTGAACTGATCTCCAGCAGCACCACCAAGTGCTTCAGCAGCTTGAGTGCTCATACCCTGACCAACTCTGTAGTCAGTTCCAACAGCACCTGCACTGTTCAGAAGAGCAGGGTTAGTACCAGCAGCAGTACCACCACCAACGAAACCAGTGGTTCCGAAACCAACGGAAGCACCACCGTCACTTCCTCCGGTGTAGTCGCCTTGAGCCAGGTTGTAACCGTCGTCCTGACCTGAGTAAGCAGTATCAGGCTCGTTGTACAGAGCTTCAGTACCGTCCTGATTTACATACTTGCTTCTCATTGCGAAGATCAGTCCAGTAGGACCATTCATTGGCTGAACGCCAGCAAGATCATAAGCAACCAGGTTAGGCATTGAACGTCTGATCAGTGAGATCAGAACTGGATCGAAACCTGCAACTGGAGCAGATGCACCACCAGAGAAACCGGCGGCACCAGTAGCACCTGGGTCAGTGTTGATGTTAGGGGCAGCCTCGGTGAGGAAACCTCTCTCTTCTTTTAAAAATCTTTCTTGGTTTTCGAGCAGAACTGCAGTAACCGCTTTTCTATAAGGATCCTTGATGTCATCAAGGCCGTTTGCCTCAAGAAGTGGTTTCCACTTATTCTGCAATTGTTCTGAAAGGAACATTTGCTTTTCTCCTTGTTTAGTCTTGTTAAAGTGTTTTTAACTACAAATATTTAGTATAATGTAGATTTCACTTGGCATATTTACCAAGTGCTTTCAAATAAGCATTCATTTGGGGACCGTAATCCTCATCTGCTTGCTCCAAAAGAATTTCTCCTTTTGATGAAGATACTGGAATTTTTGTGAAGTATGACTCCTTTAGGGTCTCCAGTCTCTCACGATAGTCTTCTTCACTTTCAAACTCAACACTTTCAGCAAGACTTGCAAGCTTTTCCTTTTGAGTTAAAGCTAATCCTTCAGCAACATCATTTAAAATGGTGTCACTAACTGCCTCACTAAGTCTTCTATTTAACTGAACATTTCTTTCGATCTGTTCGTTGAGTTTTTCTTCCATTTCATCTAGTCTTTCGACCATTCCTTCTAGGACATCATATTTCTCTTCAGGGATTTCTACATAATGATCTTCAAAAAGTCCTTTGAGGTTGGTTAAGAACGATTCTGCTAATTGTGATCTGATACCAGTCTCAATCTGCAGTGAGTTCTCGACCATCCACTCTTCGGAAACGTATTCCAGATAAGAATCAACTCTTTCAGTCAATTCGTTTCTGATTTCGGTAACTTCTTCTACAAGTCTTTGAGCATACTCTTCTTCGTATGCTTCAACGATTGCGATTAACTTTTGCTTAATCGCAGCTTCAAAAATGATTGCTGCCTTATTCATAAACTCAGGGGAAAGATCCTCTCCTTCCATCAGAGCATTGATATCGTCAGAGTAATCTACTCTTTCAGATACAATCTCATCGAGTTTCTCTTCTAATGAAAGAATATCTTCAGCAATCTCTTCTACTTCTTCAGTCTCAATCTCTTCTTCTTCAGAGATGTACTCTTCATCCTCAAGTTCAGTCTCCTCATAACTCATAGCACCTTTGTTAGCAACGGGCATAGGATCGGGAGCCTTGGCACCCTTATTTACGACGTTGCTAACTCTGGAAAGAGTTCTTGCAGGAGTCTTGAGTTTGTTCGACTCATCTTCTGGTCTTGAATTTTGAGGAGTGGGACCTCCGAGATCTTCTACAGAATTATTAAGACCTTCACCTGGAACTGTGCCTTTTGGCATTCCTTCAGCAGGCTTAGCACCTTTGTTTACTGCAGTAGTAGATTTTTTAGTAGATACTTCCATTTCTTGTAAATCGTTACCGACACTCATTTTTATTCTCCGAATAAAATCTTTAATTAATTTATTCTATATTTATTTATAAATTATAGATTTGAAAGATAGTCGTTTAATAGTTTGAGTTTATTATGCTCACTCAACTTTCTTGCTTTGGTAAGTCTTTCAATTTTCTGTCTTGTTTCTGCCGCATTCATTTCCTTTAGGATTCCACCATCCCATACCCATTCCTTTCCTTCCATAATTCCTTGAACGAAGGCATCAGGTGCAGATGGATCAGCAACAATGTCAGCAGCAGTTGCCAACATAAAATCTTCACCCACATACTTAATACCATTCTTCTCAACTAAAGAACCAATTCCTCTAGATGAAACTCCAAGAGTTACTCCCTCACCCAAAAGTGACTTTGCAATGTTTCCCATTGGAGTATCAAGAAGTTTTGCCTTTCCAATGAAATTATTACCCTCTCTATGAAGAGAAGTAATCATATGAGAAACTCTATCTAAATTTACAGTTGGACCATCTGGATGACCGAGTTCACCAAGTGCTCTTCCTTTGCAAATAAAACTATCGTTATATCTTTTTACTTCTCTCTCCATAATAGAAAGAGGATAGTTTCTACCATTTCTGTTAGTAACTTCTGCTTGAAGGAAAGGACCTTGAATATACAGGGTCTTTATACCATTCTTTTCTTCAGTAATAATTTCTACTGATTCGATTTCTTCTGTGATGAGTTTCATTTTTATGCCTGGGATGAGATTTGTACTTCTGAAATAAAGACATTCGCAGTTCCACCTTGACCCAAGGCAGAAACTTTTACACTTCTTGCAACTACCGCACCTGTTACTGTAATTACTCCAACTACTGAAGATGAGTCGTGATTAATGGTAATTGACCCATCAGTCTTTGCAGTTACTGCTACGTGCGAGGTGTTGATACCAGATGTAGTTGCACCTTCTATCGATACATAATCCCCAACTACAAATGGATTTCCGTAGTTTTCTCCGAATAGAACTATAGTGGTTGCTCCAGTTGTAATACCTGAAATTTGCTGTCTAGCAACTCTTTCCTTCAGGACTTCTGGTTGAGAAGTTACAATATGAAAATCTGATGAGGTTGCAGTTGGCGCAGTTCCAATAGCAACATTTGCATTTGCTGCAGAAGTTGAAATTCTCAAAACACCACTTTTCAGTGAAATGGCATCACTAGTTGATGCTGATCCAGTTGTGACACCAGTTAATGGTGCAATTGTTTGCACTATTTTGTATGACATTCTTATAATTTGACAATATTAAGTATTTAGTAAATCCTAAATTACCTACTAATTTCTTCCCAGTCCATAGATGCGTGAATATCTGCACCATTAGCATCAGAGGCACATACGATAGAAAGTTCATAGGGTGTCCCAGTTAGTGCATCTCTTTCCAACTGGAACTTAAATAATGCCTCCTTGAGAATATCTACTGATGTTGAACCTTGATTGGAACCATATGTATATCCAGATGCTAGTATTCTTCCACCAGTATAAGTTCCTCCACCAATCTTATATTCAACAGCACTATCGAGACCAGCATCAGACCAAGTTCCACCATTAGATGTTCCACTTGCTCTTACTTGCCAATTATAAGTTGCATTGTTTGTAATACCTAAAATAGAAAGTGCAGTTAGAATTACGATTGCATCTAATCTATTTGGTATTGCTTTAAGACGAATTGATGCGACTGTATAATATGTTCCTGCCGTTGTTAAATCAACTGGTGTTTGAACTGGTGTTCCTATTGCTTGTTGCAATCCACGAAGTTCATAACCACCCTCTGAAATTACAGTGGAACAAACTTGTTTTAATGTGCTCGCACTCGTTGTAATTCCAGTATTTGCAATCTCATATCTCAAAGGTAATGATGCTGTTGTGATATAAGTTGTATTGATAAGATTTGCGTGATGGAATGAGTGGC